GTTTCAAACAATCTTACATTGAAAACCACTCAGGACGCAATACCATCAATTGCCAAATTCTTGCCTGGGGGACAGTTTTCCATTGGGAAACCGCCGATTGGTGGATGCCCAAGATTCTGGCAAGCTCAGTCTGTGAGCCAGCCAATGCGATAAATTTGTCCTTGTCCATCCGCACATTGTACATAAGTCCGCTAATACCCCCACAGTTGACTTGGGATTATTAGGTAGCTGATAATCACGCCATGCCCTGAACTTCTCGGGGTCTTTTAAGGAGTCGAAATGCTGAATGAAGCAGACATAGATGAATGGCGCTGGAGGCAGATTCTTACCCGCCCAATCCACCCAGATGACCAACCCCCACAGGATGATGAAGATGAAATACCCCAGAACGATGAATGAAGCATTCCCCCACACAGTGGAATACGGCGCAGCCATAGAAATCCACGTTGCCCAACATTCCACTGGCGACAAAGTTATCAGGGTTTTGGCCTTGGTTGCTTTGGTTGTGCTTTGCCTTGATATTTTTATTTGGAGACCGTAATGAACGCTAACGAAATCATTGACAACATCAAATTTGTTGCTGACAAACAGTATGAAGGCGAACCCGCACAGAACCGCTTGGCCTATCACGTTGGCCTGTTGGAGTCGCACTTGCGTACGCACATCAACCTTGTGGAAACCGCACAGGAATACATCAAAGAACTGGAAATGCGCTTGATTGCAAAGGAATCGGAATGAAGATGATCACCTACTCACTTTTGTGCTGGATGGCCTGGGTTACCGCTGGTTGCTCTAGCTTGTCAACCCCCCAAGCGCCCAATCAGGATTTGATTGTTGATAAACAAGTGCAGCCGATGGGCAGGAATGAGGTTATCGATGCTGTGCGCCAGTGCGAATCATCTGGCCTTCGTGCCATCCCGCTATACGCCAAACGCAAGATCAACGGCTACACAGTTGAGACTGTGGTGGAAGTCACTTGCGGCCCTAAATACGCTTATTAAGGAAAATCATGGAAACACCAATCGGAAAACAAATTGCCGCCGCCTTTGTCAAAGCACAATCACAATTTGGCAAGGCGTTAAAAACGTCTGTAAACCCCCATTTCAAATCCAAGTATGCAGACCTCAGTTCTTGCATTGATGCTGTTGTCGGGGCTTTAAACGCCAATGGCATAGGTCTTATGCAACGCACTTATGAATGCAAAGATGGGGTGATGGTTGAAACCATGTTTGTGCATGAATCTGGGGAAGTAATGGAGTGCGGAATGCTTCATGTCCCAGCCAGCAAGCACGATGCAATGGGTTTTGGTAGCGCCTTGACTTATGCGCGGAGATATAGCCTTTTGACCGCCAGCGGCCTTTCACCAGATGACGATGACGGTGTAGCGGCATCCCGCCCTGCGCCACAGATTGACGCTGGAATGATGGCAGACCACATTGCCGCCATTGATGCCAGTGCCAACAAAGAGGAACTGCAAACCGCCTATAAATCAGCCTATGACGCTTGCAAGGGTGACCAAACTTGGATTGCCAAAGTTATCAAAGCCAAGGCAGACCGCATTGCCAAGGCAAAGGAAAAAGCATGAGAAAAAAGAAAGAAATCGGTCTTGAGGAAATGACTCTTAAAGACTTTATTGCTATCTTTGCCATGCAAGCACTTTTGTCTGATTCTGATTGGCGCTCTGATATGGATTTTAATGATACGGCTTTAGCCGCTTTCTCTATGGCTAACGAAATGCTGAAAGCGAGGGAAGCATGACCACCATTGAATTCTTAGAGTCCCATTTCTGGGAACTGTGGTGGCTGGTTGCTTGGCTGGGTATTTGCATTTCAAATTGGGGGAAGAAATAATGGAGGCCAAAAATGGAAACTGAAATCATCCAAGGTTCAAGCGAATGGTTTTACCAACGCTTGGGCAAAGTCACCGCCAGCAGGGTTGCAGACGTAATCGCCAAGACAAAGACGGGTTACAGCACCAGCCGCGATAACTACATGGCCCAGTTGGTGGTGGAACGCCTGACCTTTACCAAAACAGAGTCATACACCAATGCCGCCATGCAGTGGGGCACAGATACCGAACCATTTGCCAGGGCAGCTTATGAGGCCACACAGGGCGTAATGGTTGAAGAAGTGGGGTTTGTGCGTCATCCAACGATTGAGTGGGCTGGTGCGTCACCTGATGGGCTTGTTGGGGACGATGGATGCATTGAAATTAAATGCCCAAACACTCTCACCATGATTGAAACGCTGCTATCCCAAAAAGTGCCAGGGAAGTACTTTACCCAGATGCAATTTCAGCTTGCTTGCACAGGGCGCAAATGGTGTGACTATGTGGTGTTTGACCCAAGAATGCCAGCTAAAGCGCAATTGTTTGTCAAACGGGTTGACCGTGATGACACATACATCGCAGAGATTGAGGCAGAGATTGTGAAATTTCTTGCTGAAGTCCAATCCCAAGTAAACCAACTCAACCAATACATTGAAAGCAAACCATGAGCAAAGTCAAAAAAGAAGTCACCGCCATCGTGGGCCAGTACACCAACAAAGAGGGCCAAACCAAAAACCGCTATCAGCGAATCGGGTCAATCATTGACACCAGAAATGGCGAGATGCTCAAACTGGATGTAATCCCTTTAAAGGAAAACGGGTGGGACGGGTGGGCATATTTGAATGACCCCAAGCCTTACGAACCCAAGGGCTTGCCAGCAGATAACGATGATGATTTGGCGTTCTGATCATGTTTGATTTCATATTTCCTCGAGTGCGTAAATCTGACCCGCTGACCTCGTTTGTGGCAGCGGATTCAGCCAAGGAATTGGCTAAAAAGCACGGTTCAATCATTGTCAAATGCCTTGTCCAGCACGGGCCATTGGGCAAAGATGGAATTGCTACCCACACGGGTCTGGATGGCAATCAAGTGGCACGGCGTTTAAAAGAACTTGAAACGCTGGGCTGGATTGAGTTAACAGGCAAAACAGTCGCATCTAAATCAAAGCGCCAGGAAAGGGAATGGCGCACAACTTTAGTGAGGGTTTGACATGAATGAAGAAGATGAAGCATTTGAGGATTTAGCCAAGCGGCAAGGGGATTGGGGTATGCAGGGGTCACGCAAGCACCAGATTCTTAGATATGCTGAAAATGTTGAACCAAAGGAGAATATGAACAAACCAATTACATCCAAAAAATTTGCATCAGACCTGTGGGGCGTAATTCAAATGGCGATTGAAGAAGCAGTCTTGGCAGAGCGTGAGGCGTGTGCCAAGGTTTGCGATGAATTACCAGCACCAGATGTTTACTCAGACACAGACAAGTCAATGTGGGATGTGACTTGCATGGATTGTGCCGCCGCCATCAGAGCAAGGGGACAAGCATGACAAGCTATTGCGTGTACTGCAAACGCCCTGTTTTTACCATATTGACCAAGTGTAGGAGTTGCGGAAAATGACTGACAAAGAAGCAATGAAGCTGGCGCTTGAGGCATTGGAATTGGTTAAATGGACAAACAATCTACAAGTTGATGAAGCAATCGCCGCACTCAAAGAACGATTGGCAGACCCCATGCGTAAAGTGCAAAGGTTGGGGCAAGAGATTGAGCAAGAGCCTGTGGCGTGGCAGTTTATGAATGGGTCAAGTTTTCGGAAGCGCAGACCAGACGATTTTTCTGATTTAGCTTCTGACGGATTGCCGTATTGGAGGCCACTCTACACCACCCCACCACAGCGCACAGAGCAGAACTTCTGCCCTAGATGCGGCAAACGCACAAAAGACATTCACACTTGCACACCACCAAAGGATTGACATGAAGGCGCGACAGGTATTTATTGCTTTAATGACGGGCAAAGGATATGCGGAATCTGAACTCAAGTGGGACGGTGAAAAGTTCACAAATCAAAACATGACAACCCGCTGGAACTACTTTTTGCTGGGTTGGGAAATGCGGGGGGTTATGTGATCGGATTGTTTCTAATTCTGTGCCTGGGCGCTGCCATCTCCATTGTGGTGGGGTGGCTATTTGTTCAGATACTGCTCTGGATGGAAGAATAAACCCGTGTTCCTGCTTTATCAATGATTAAAGCCTGTTTGCGGGGTGCGCCAGCATTGGGGATAGATATGTGTGTCCAACGGTCAAACTCTCGTATAACTTGATCGTAGCCAATCCCAGAGGCAATGACGGCCTTGACCACTTCATCAGGGGTTAGCCCTGGCACACGAATGTCGGCAGCACAACCAATGCGGTGTTGGCTTGTGTCTTTAGACCCTACCGCATCGTTAACCGCTTTACTGCGGAACGCAGAGTTAACCATGATTGGCTTGCCGCCAAGTACAGTTTTGACTGTTTCAAGGAATTCAGCCAATCTTTTAAGGTTTGCAAGTTCGGTTTCATTTGGTGTGTTCTCCAGTTCCCGATGATCTGTGATCGTCAGTTCTTCCAAGGTGAAATGGGGTGAAAGGTTCATTTCAAACCTTTCATAAGCGCATCGGTTTTATCTTTGCTGCCTTTGGATGAACCGAAAAAAAAGTTAAAAAACCCAGTTAAAACTGTGCCAATCAGCACACCAATGATGGTGTCCACAATGCGGGTGTTAGCGTCTGGGATAGTGAAGAACGATGCTAACGCAAAGAACACCATTGCAAAGATTGACCAAGTGGCAGTAAACAAATATAAAAAGTTTTTGGCAAACCAAGATTCTTGCTGGAGTGCCACTTCTTGCATATGACGGGCGCTTGCACGGTCATCGTTTTCCAACTGGAATTGCTTTAGGTCAATCTCTGCCAGCTTTAGCGCCGCTTCTGGGTCAGCTTGCAGAGCTTGGGTTACAGCGGCAACAGTATCAGAAACGCCCAGCTTGCTGGCTATGGCAGACACCGCCATGCCGCCCAATGGCCCAGCAACAATAGTCGCCAACCCTGGCGCTGCGCTTTTAAGAAGGTTTAATAAAGTTTCCATTATTTTTCCTTTATACGGTGGACGACACTAAGTTTTTCCTCAAGAATAGCAATGTGCATTCTGTTGACTTGAATGTCATCCCTGTTTTTTTGGATTTCTTTTTCTAGGTCTTGGCGTAGCTTTTCACGGGCTAATTCAGCACCAGAATTTGGCGCTTGCCTGTTGTCGCTGGTCACCACCAAACTGATTTTGCTGTTGAGGATGGTCACCTCATGGGCTAGATTAGACAGCGCCGACATTAGATAAACCACACAGGAAAACAACAAAGGCAACAATGCAAACGTGATCTTTTCAATCAATGCGCTTTTGCTTTCCATGGCTTGAATTTTTTCTTCAGACATTAGTTACCCTTGCTAAACCAATGGGACACATAACCCATCGCACTGGAAATGGCAGACACCAGCGCCATGCCAGCCCAGAACCCCCCCCGACCTTGATTAGCAAGCGCAACCAGTTGTTCTAGCTGGCCTTCCATCTTGGACATTTTCTTGTCCATATGATCAAAACGGCGCTCGTAATCTTCGACCTTTTGCCAAAGAACGCCATATTTAACAAGGTCAATGTCTGCCATCATTGCCCCGTTTGTTTTGTGCCAGCGCCAGTTTCTAAGGCTTTTTCAGTTTCTTTTGTTGCCTTGTATTGCTGAACTCTGCTGCGAATCATTGACCCGATAGGTATGCCCATCTTGCCACCGCCAACAATGTTTGCACCTTGTTCCATTGCATAAGCCGCTTTGTCTGCCATAGCACCAACCAAGGTGTTGGAGTTATTGACAAATGCACCACGGGGTTGGGCTTGGGTATACCGCGCCACGTTGCCCAAGGTTTTTAATTGGCTTGCCGCTTCTGGGTTAAATATTTCTTGGAGATTTTTAACATCCTCAAGTTTCTTCAACGCCCTGTTGTAAGAATCTTGCCTAAAGTTGCCTGTTTCATCAACGATGCCAGCTTTGTCTTTTAGCCAGTTCACAGTTCCCGCCGCCATGTGCTGATGGGCTGGTGAATCTTTACCAAGGTTTTGCACCATCGTATTGATGTTTTTGTTAACGCCATTGATCACAAACTTGTCAATGTACTTGTCGGCAGGAACAATGTCATCCACCGCCGCTTTGTATGCTGGGTCTTTCTTCAGCATATCAAAACGCTGTTTGGCAAGTGATCTGGCACTATCTGCCAAGGGTTTGAGGGCTGCTGCGGCACTGCCCTGCATAGGCAAATCTTCAAGCGCCTGACGTACGATGCTAGAGGCTTGGGCGGCATTGCCATCCCCGCTGCGCTCGGCTTTGCGAATCTCAGCGGCAAGGTTTGTCCTCATGGCCTCAAACTGTTCAAAGGTCATGCGTTCACCAGACTTGAACCGTTCTAACTGGGATTTGATGGACGATGGCAAAAACTCTGATTTAAGTTTCTTGCCCAGCATGGCCTCGGCATTGGTTGCCAGCTTTACCCCATCAACAGGAAATTGCCCGCCGTTAGCATCTTCCAATGCTTTGTATGCTTTGCTTATGTCAGAAGTCTTTGCCGAATCCATTGATTTGTACGCATCAATGATGCCTTGACTGTTTTCAATGGTCTTTGTGCCATACACATCAGGCGCTGCTTTTTCCCGAATCAATCCAAGGTTTTCAACCAATTGCCCATTTTGCTCATTGAAACGCTGGGCAAGTGCTGGGTCTTTGCCTCGGCGGTTTTGCTCGTTGGACAGTTTGACAATATCGCCCGTAGCTTGTCCCTCTGTCAATCGAACAGGAACAGGCAATGTGTCGGCCTCAATGTGCCGTTGCAAAGTTGGAAGATTGACCTTTTCGGGAGGTATGTTTGCCAATGCTTTTTGCAGTTCTGGCGTTGCAACCGACAAGGCTTGTTTGATGGTTGTTGCATCTGGAACTGCCGCCGCGCCCATGTTGATCATTCCAGGCTGTGCGGGTTGTCCAACTTGCCCAGGCTTAACCACTTGCAATTCAGCGGCAGTCTTTTTTGCAAGTCCAATTGCCTTTGGTGCGGCAGCACCTGTTGCCATCAATGTGGCGTTAATTGCCGCTTCAACGTCTTGCACGGGCACACTAAATTTCTGCGCTATTGATTGCGCCCCTTCATTGATGTTCTTGCCGATGTACTCCATTACCTGAGTGGGCAACGCCTGTTTGTATGCTTGGGTTTCTGCCAATCCCGTAGCCCGTCCAACAGGTGCGGCAAGCGGTGCGGCAACCTTTTGTGATGCCGCTGTTGCTTCCTCTGGCGACAAACCAAAAACCCGACCTGCACCATATCCAACCAAGCCAGCAATGGCAGACGGTGCGCCAGCCACCACATCAGCGGCAGATGCCAAGAATCCTGGCACAGCGGCACGGGTTTCTAAGCCGCCTTTTAAAAACTTGCCAACCAATTGACGAACATTACTAGGCTCTGTTGTTTCTTTGGTTGCAGTTTGCGTGGTTGTTTTTGTGGTTTCAGTTGTTGGCGCAGTAGATTCCCAAAGATCAGCAAAGGATGTGCCTTGTGGCGTGGCTTGTGGTTGCGCCATAGCTTGTGCGACTGGTGCAACAGGTGCAACCATAGGTGCGGCTTTGCTTGCTGGCGCACGGGATATTTCCCTAGTCAATCCAGCAATGTCGGCTTCTAGCCGCAGTTTTTGTCCTGGGTCAGTCGCTTTAGCTAATCCCGCTTGTGCTTTTTTTAATTCAGCTTGCAAAATAGCCAAAGACCCCTGATCTCGCTTGGCTTGCACATCAGAAGGGATGCGATTGGGGGATACGTCTGCTGGCGCATCCCAAAGTTCAGCGAATGTTGCCATTATGGAATTATCCCCAACTGTTTGGCTTGCTTGATCTTGGCGCTCATTTCAGCTTGTTGTGCTGGCGACATAGATTTTCTGAGTTTTTCCACATCTTCCCTAGACATTTCTTGAAACAAACGTGGGTCAGCTAAACTATTAAATTGTTGTTGTCTTTGTGAATATTGAACGGCATCATTTTGAACAGGCGACAAGAAGTTTGCCCTAGCCACTTTCATTTTTTCAATGCCAATCATTTGGTCAGCAATTGCCAAAATAGCTTTTTCGTTTAGCTTTTTATTAGGCGTGGCAACCTCTGCCAATGCCCGTGCAGCATCTGTATTGCCACCAGCAAGGGCAAGCAATGCAGAATTCTTTGCCAATTCTTCAGTGCTGATTTTTTCGGCTTCATATGCTGGTATTCCAATTGCGTTAAGAATACCTGCCGCCAATTCCTTGCGCTGACCACCAACTCCAGTAAATGAATCAGGGGCAAATTTCTTGATGTTTTGGAATATGGTAATGCGGGGCTGGGCATCCCTTGCATCTGCCATAGTGGTTTTCAAATCTTCTGAAATGCTTGCACCGCCAGCGCCAAGCAAACTGGTTTGTGCAGGGCCAAGACCTGTGGTCAAAGCTGGGGCATTACGCTGAGACATTGGGCCAATCAGACGTTTTTCCCCAGTAAGTGGATTTGTAATTTCTGTTGTTGGTGGCACTTGCACATCTTGCAAAGTTCCTGGCAAAACTGCCCCAGGTGTATAAGGGCCAAACTGACCAGTTTGCACAACTCCTGTTTGCGCCCCAGTAGAAATCGGCACACCACTTGGCTGCAATGCTGACAACCGTGAACCTTGGTCAAGGGTAGCTAATAATTTATCTTTTAAGAATTGCCTCAATCCCGCTGGGTTAGTTGCGGCTTGTTCAAGATATGGGGCAATCAATTGATCGGCTTTTTCTTTAGGAATGCCTAATGCAACAGCTTGTTCTTCGGCGTATTTTTTAACCCTTGCTTCTAATTTGGTTTTGTCTATTTCATTGGGATTTTGTTCCGCGGCAATGATCAATGGGTTGTTTATTAGCCCCGTCAAACGACCAGCAACGCCAAGCACTTGGTCGTTGGCAAATTTCATTTGCGCGGATTGTGTGCCCGTTTCAGCAGTCTTAAAGCCTTCCTGTGCGCCAAAAGAACTTGCCATGTCTTTTAGGTATGCCAAGCCCGTTAAAGGCGCAACTTCACTTGTAATTTTTGCCGCTTTTGCAGGGTCATATTTGCCATTAGTTGTGTACAGATTTGGGTCTGACATAACCGTTTGCATATTGCGGCGCTCTTTGTCTTTTTGTTCTTCAACAGTCAGTGCAATTTCACCCGTGCGGGTTGCTTGTTGTTGTTGCTGTAACGTTAAAGGGTTGACTTGCTGGGCTTGCTGATAGGCTTGCGCCCCCCTTGCAATGCCAAGCATATCGGCAAGGGAAGTCTGGGGCACAGGTTTAATCTCTGTGCCAAGCATTGGGACATTAAAAGTTGCCATGTTTTATCCTACAAGATATTGGCTAAAACCTTGATCGCTATATCCCGTGGGCAAGTTCATCATCCCAGCAGTTCCTGCTTGTGGGCGCAACAAAGATGCCAAGGTTGCGGCGTTTCCAATTCCCTGCATACCCCCTGCCATAGCGTTTGCAGCCCCGATCTGACCAGCACCAAGGGCAGATGCACCCCCGATGCCTAGTTGCCCAATGTTGCCAGCGGTGCTTTGCCCAAGGTTTGCAGTTTGTCCAACGGCGGTTTGTCCAATGCCAGCAATCCCTGCCAATCGGTTGTAAACGTTTCCAAGCCCCGTTTGCTGTTGATTAAACTTTTGGGCTTCTTGCGTCATGTAATTATTGAGGGCATTTTGATAGGCATTGCTTGCGTAATCTTCGGCAAATTTAATCCCGCCTCGTTCAACGTTAGAACCGCCGCCGCCAACATTCATGGCTTGACGGGTTGCGCCAAGACCTTGGGCTTTCATAAACTCATAGTTTGGAGCTAGGTTTGTTTGCAAATCGGCAGCGGTAAATGGTTTGTATCCCGCTGGCAATTCTGTCAATTGCGGCAACATCGTGCCAATTCTTGCTAATGCACCAGTTCCAGCAACCCGATATGGTTCTTGTTGCTTGTTTAGAATGTCAAACATTTCCCGCTGTTGACGGGCGGCATCTTGAGTGGCTGCATATTGCTGACCAGCGGCAGATGTTGCAGCACCCGCTTGCTGTTGCGAACCCATGTAGCCCAATAATGCGCTACCGCCAATTGCTACCGCAACCCAAGTCATATCATTCCCCTTTTAGCTTTTTAATGTCATTTCTGGCATCAAATAACGCTGTTGTATCTGGCTCAATTAATTCGGCTTCAATCTCGTCAAGATCGGTTTTATCAGTTCTGTGAATCGTAATGCCGATGGCATCAGTCACAGCCAGAGTTACCCGCTTTGTCCCAGGCTTAGATTCGATCACATCCCCCGCCTGGAGGCGCTTCATGCCGCTTTCTGTCCATGCGATTATCTCGCCTTTAGCACATAAAAAGAAGTGGGGTTCTTTATGAACTTTGCCCACAATCAGCGTCCCAGCAGGGCGAAACAGTTTCCGCATATACATCCCAGGGCTAAACTGGTGTTCTGTCACCAATTCGGCTTGGGGCATTGTCACCATCTGGGCCTGGAGGCTTTCTATTTGTTCCCGTGAGACATGGCTAGGCAAGTCAAGGTCGTTCAAAACGTACCCCCTTTGACCCCATTTAAGGCCGTGAAATCGGTAAATTTACCCGCCGCAGGGGTTGTGAGGCCAATGGTGGAACTGTTGATGATGCTGTTGTCAATGGTCACATTTTTGATTGACCCACCCGTGATGTTGGTGTTTGCCACATTCAAGGTGATGATGTTGGGATTCATCAACCATTGCAACCAAGGAATGCTGGGCCGTCCCGTAGTTTCATCAAGGAATGCCGAATACGGGATATTGATGTTGCTGTTTGGGATTGCGGTTGCCATCAGTTATCCCCAGCAGACATTTTTAGTTCGGCAGACACAATGACCGCTTTCACAGGGTCACTTATCGCCACTTCAAAAATCCTGTCCCGTGACCAACCCAATCGCCGCCACAAGGCACGATTGACATACCCACCCATTTTGCCAATGCTCACCCAATGCTCATTTGAAAAAGTAGAACCGCCATCGTTTGACCATCTCAGCATGGCCTGGGGGGTCTGCCCTTGGCCCAGATTCAAACCAACCCCTGGCTGAAATTGAATCTGGAAAGAATCAAAATATTGGCGTTGTAAGTCTTGGGTCAGGTGAATGGCTCGGCGCAGTCTGCGAATTGTGTTGCCGTTGTCTGTATATACAGCGTTATCCAAGCTGTAAATCTTGCCGTTTTCAAAGTCACCAACGATGTTTTTATTGGCAAAGAATGCCGCACAGTTTGACCGATGGCGTTTGTAAACCGCTAGATTGGAATCCCAAGATAACCATTTGTGCCAGCTTTTTGTTGACAGGTCATAAACCCAGGTAAGGCCGTATTCGCCAACGCTGGGGAAGGTGACCACATACATCTCATGGCCTTCAATCTGGTAAGTGTAGGCAATGGCATCAGAGGTGACCGAATCAATCAAAGATTGCTCAACGGCATGGGTGCTGATTCTGACCCAGGTGTAACCCTGCATCATTTCAATAGTTGCTGAACCCCTGTTGTCTTTTGCCACACAAACAAATGTCTCACCCAATCGGGCCAATGAAAACTTGGCATCAATACCTGATTGGCTTGAAGTCCCAGGTACACGCTGGAATGGAAAGCTGGTAATCCCCGCGATTACGTTGCCCACATCTGTCCAGACCTCGGTGGTCACTTCCCCAATCAGATACACCTGTCGCTGGTTCACAATTAGGGTCACCAACAGGTCAGATGACCCATCAGCCGTGCCGTACAGGGCTTGAGTGGATAGACTAGACCCCAGATCAGTACAAGCCCAGTTTTGCGTTCCTGGCTCGTTGTAGATGTTGTAGTTGTCAACCACATCAACCACAGATGCACCCTGCCAAGGGCCATCAGTGCTTGGCAATGTGGTGAATGTGTTGGTTGCCACAACCCAGGTATATCGGTTAGGCCCATCCACAATGTAGGCGGTCAAGCCATTTGCAGTGTCAATGTTGTCAGATATGGATACCTGACCTGTGTTGGTGGTTAGCGTCCCGATCTGGGTGGCGACAAATGCTGTGTTGACCTGATAGACCCGATTCCCTGACACAGCAATCAAGATGGTTTCGCCTGACATAGTGTGCAAGCCCCGCACCTCTGCCGCCAGAAGTTGTGCTTCTTGGGTTAGTCCAGGCGTGGGGTATAGCGCCACAATGCCCCTCTCCCCAGGTTGCTTAGAAGAATCAATCTCAGCAAAGAAATTGATGCATTCTTGATCGCCTTGGTAGATAGATGGCGCAACGTAGGATGTGCCGACAAAACCAAAATCAGGCATTATCGGAAGCCCCCATCCATAATAAAGCCCGCATCTCTAGCCCTGCCAACCATCAGACTGTCAGGGTATCGGGCAATCTGGGCTGGGCGCATATTGGTGCGCTTGACCGTGGCTTTTCCCTGTCCTGCGTATGCGTTGATCATCGCAATCTGCACTTGATTGACCTTGCCAAACATTGGCAACAAACGTTCAGCCAAACACCACCGCAGGGCCATGTTGTAGCCTTGTGGCAGTTGAATGGTGTCGTTCAGCGTGGCAAACTGCCTAAAAATTGTCTGGGTAAACAAATGCAATTCACCCTGGGACGGGTTGGGGTACACATAAATTGTCCCTAACAACTCGGAAGGTTGGTAGTAAATCGCCTTTGCCCAAGGGCCGTTCAATTGCTTGATACCGATGGATTCGTATTCTTCAAGGCTCAGAATTGACAAAGGATAGTCAAGATAACCACCCGCAATGTTTGTCCCGCCCTGCTGTGTGGCAACCCGCACAAAGCCAGATTCAATTGACAATGGGCGCTCATAGTAGGCCGTGATCGTGGTGCTGGCAGCGGTTTGGCTTGGGGTGACGGTATACGTCCCGCCCTCGTTTACATTGCCCCCTGCGCCCGTTGTAAAGCCCACAATCCTTGTTCCTGCTGTAATGCCCGTGCCTGATAGCGTCTGACCAATGTTGATGCCGCCAGCGGTCACGCCATTGGCTGAGACGGTCAAAGTTGTGCCAGCAATTGACCCCGTGAACGTGGCCCCCATCTGACCGCTTGGGCCAATGGTGTACTGAACCTGATTTTGTGTGGTCTGGAAAATGATCTCTGACCGATAGAAAACCATCATGTTTTCATTCGACCATTGGGCGATCATGTCGTTGAGCATATCCAGGCCATCTTGCGCTTCGTCTGCCGTTGGCACTTCACCAGCGGCGACAGCGCCAATGTCCTTCATGGCTCGGGTGATGATGTCAATTGGCTGGGTCATGGTTTATTCCAATGTTTGCAATTGTGCCGCTTTTGCTGCCTCTTGTGCAGCTTGGTAAGCCGCCACAACCTCGGGCGTATGCACGGCAGCGCAAATGGCTTGAACCTTGGCATCCTCGGCGCTGTAATCGCCCCCAGGGGCAACAACATGGCGGTGGAATGTGCCGCTAATTTGCTTGCCATCTTCCATGATGCGGGTGCAAGTTCTTACTTGAACGCAACCGTTTTCGATGGTTTCAATTAGGTCAACAACAATTTGTTTTTCTAGCATGATTTTTCCTTACGTTTAATTTGCTGAAATTGTGTCAAAGTGAACATAACCAAAATCAGCACTTCCCGATGTTGTTGCTGCAATTCGAATTTTTATTTGAATTTGAGCCGTTCCTTGTGGGGCAATTTGAGTGTTAAGCCAATCTTGACTTACCCATTCAAAACCACTTGATGATCCAGTTGCCAAATATTCCGTAAAAGAAGAAATTACATTTCCTTGCGAGTTTAAGAAACTTGCAGTAACCGCCACGGCACTTGCCTGCAAAGAGTTTCTACGAACTTGGAAAGTAAAAAGTGCTTGATCGCCTGGCTTGGCTGGCCTATTTTGATAATACGAATGAGTATTTCCAACAGCAGCTTGCCAACGCCATACATTTACCCCGCCTGGTGATGTGGCATCGGCAAAAAGAACTGGCGGTGTGCCACCTGTATTTTCAAGAACCGCCCAATCGACAATGCTTGCCCCCGAAAAATATGAATCGCTGCATGAATTTCGGCTTTCGCAATAAAATTGAGGGCCAGTAAACATCCTGTTAAATAACAATGAAGGCATAACATACAGGCTTACAATGCCTGGCGATGCGTTGTTTACAATCATGCCTTTGACAGTGTTTGTTGGCAGCCAAGAAACTGTGCAGTTATCCAATACTAAACCTGTATGCGGCCCTACTGTATTTAACGTGCCAACACTAAATGGCGCTTTAAGCGCAGGGTCATTCACTATCGTGTTATTAAAATTAAAACTTGAATTTCTAATAACAACGTGTGTTCCAACTGCGCCAGCAGGTGATCCATCTAATTCAACATTGTGCAAGTTTGCATGAGGTGTTTCAAAATGCGAATTAGTAACATAAACTTTTGCGCCGTTTCTAGCTAAAATTGACCTAGGCACGCTGAAAGATACGTTGTCAAAAACCATTTCTAATAGAGGATTATCGGACAAAACACCCGTTGATGTGTTTGAATCAGCAGCGATATCTACGTTTCTGAAAAATAACCGTTCACCCGAATTGACAACACTTGCAGGATAGTTAATGCCAATGCTGTTTGTGCCAAGCAATTTAATGCCTAATGTATAAGTTTCAATTCCCCAAGCATCTTCTGCGATTCTGATTGCTTCTGACGAATTTCCACGCATTTCAATAGTTATGTTTCTTATGGATGCCACAGTCACATTGTTTGCCGTAAGTGTTGCGTTACCGTAAACCATTCCTATGCCTGATGTAGCCAAACAAATAATTTTGAACCCACCAGTGTTTCGGCTGGCGTTGTCAGTAGGCCAAGTGTTAGCAACCGCTGTTGTAACAATTCGTATGCCAATTGGAACGCCAGTTCCAAACACCATTGTTGCGCCTCTACCAATTATTGGGGTGGTAAGCAAATTTAAATTGATGCCTGTGGCTAAATAATAGCTATTAGCTGAACCACCCAAATCTAAAGGCAATCCCGTGCTTGCCGATGCCGCCAATGCGCTTACAAAAGCCGCATAATTATTTGTTCCTGTTAAAGTACTGTAATTAAAATCACCAACAGCGCCATAATCCAGCACACTAATTGATGCTTCTTGAATCATTGAATTTGTTACTTTGGTCAAAGACATTTGCGCTACCTTTTAAACGTAGTAGGAAATTGAAAACGCTATTTGTGCAGAGTTTTTAAATGGGGCCAACAAACCACTTGTTACACCAGCCGCACTCAATCCATTAAAGGAAAGATTGGTGGTTCCTGAATCAACATAACAAGATATAAACACAATGTTTCCAGTGTTTAAGCCAGTAAATCCACCAACAGAACCCCATTGCTGTGCGCCAGCGGTATATGGCAGTCCTGATATTGTGTAAATGCTTCCAGTAAGAATTAAATTGATTGTTATGTCACCTTGAATTGTTACTAGGCGACCAACTTTTGTATATGTGCCAGTTCTTGCGGTGTACGTTGCAAGTCCACCAACTGAAGGTGTCCATGTGCCTTCTTCGTAGTCAGCAAACAATTCGCTTGTGCCTGTGCCAGCGGTAGCAGTAAAGTCGATTCCTTTGCCGCTACTCATTACAACATTGCCCGTGGACATTGTTAGGTCGCCTGTAATGCTTGGCGTTGTAATTGTTGGGCTTGTTGAAAAAACCAAATTTGTAGTGGTTGTGCCAGTTGCACCAGAAGCCGAATAGCCTGTTATGTTATTAAATGCCGTAATACTGGCGCTTGATGCGTTTGTGCCGCCATTGGCAACAGGCAAAATGCCTGTAACACCATTTGTGAGAGTAATTTGTGCCCAAGCTGGGTTATTGGTTGTGCCTGTGTTTGACAAATAACGGGTAGCATTAGTGTCTTTTGCCAATCGTGCCAACGTGTTTGCGCCAGACGCATAAAGCAAATCGCCTTGGGCGGTCATTACAGAAGATGCAGAAGGTTGCCAAGACGGTGCTGTTGCCCCTGCATTGACTTGCAAGGCTTGATATGCCGTTCCAATTCCTAATTTTGTAAATGCTGTACCGCTTGCGTAATATGTTAAATCTCCAGCCGTGTATGACGTTAGCCCCGTACCGCCAGCAGATGTTGGGACGGTTTTCCATCCAATGACCTGCACTGCCGCCGCATTGTCTTTGTAAAACAGTTTGCCATCAGTAATGTTGATTGCCAACTCGCCATTTGCAAGACTAGCAGCCAACGGCACATTGGTCGTTGTACTGCTGTAATACAGTTGAATTGGGGTGTAGCCAGTTTGTGCCATGTTTTACCTTAGTTGAACATGACTTCAATGGATGAAGTGTATGGCGGCGCTTGTGAAAACGTCAAAGTTGCGCCAGACACGGCGTATGTATTTTTTTGTTGATACACACCATTGATATACACAAACGTAAAATTTTCGCCCAATGATGCCGAACTTAATGTAAATATGGTTTGTGACCCTGTGCCCGTGAAATTTTGAACCTGATACTCTGCCGCGCCAATGCCAGAAATATTGTCGTAAGTTGCAATTAGTGTGCTTGCTGCCGTAAAAATTGAAAACTTGTAAGGACTAGCAGTTAGCCAAATTTCCCCAGTTGAAACACGACCAGCAGAATTTAAAACGATTGGATTTGAATGGGCAATATTGCCAGCACTTGTGGTGTATGTAGTTTGAGGCGTTGTAGTTCCCGCTGCATAGGTGTATATCAATCCACCCGATAACACCGTGCCATCGTTATTAAAAAACTGCCACCCCGCCCCGCCAATTGGTGATAAAAATACGCTCATGGTTTGTCCTCAAATGCTCGGTGTAAAGACCTGGGGCAACCAGGGGGCGACAACCACGCGTTGGGTTGCCGCAGCTTGTTCATCTAATCTGGTCTCGACCTGTGCGCCAATGTCAGCGGTCACCCAGCCAATCACAATATCTTCAGTCACATCAGCAAACGGCACGGTCAGTTTTGGCTCGGCAAACTTCCACCAGCCCTCGGTTTCCACCCCATTTTTAACGCAAAAATACCGTGCGCCTGTAATCAGGTCGCCATCGGCTTGGATTTCCAAGATTTTCCACATCAGAATGTGCCCCCTGTGACCCCGCCCGTGGCGGTTAAAACGCCCGTGGATGGATTAAATTTGAGTTTAGTGGATGATACCTTGATTGGCAAATTTCCTGTG